TCCGATGAAAATTTACCTACGATTGTCAGATCTGGTACGAATCCAGGAGGAGTATCACATAACTATTTTCGAAAACGTTTTGTAGAGCCATTTAGGGAAGGTGGGAAGTTAATTAAGGAGTTTAGGACCATTAACTCTAGAACAACGGAAACTAAGTTAATCTTTATTAAATCTAGAGCTACAGACAATGATTATTTAATGAAATCTGATCCTGGTTATTTAGACAGGATGCAAAGGTTACCTGAAGCTGAAAGGATAGCAAAGGCTGAAGGTGATTGGTGGATTTATTCAGGACAAGTATTTGAGGACTTTAGAGAAACTAAATTATCTTCGGAAGCATCTAATGCATTACACGTAATTCCTTCTTTTCAAATTCCATATTTCTGGCCTAAAGTATTATCAATTGATTGGGGTTATTCAGCAATGACCCACGCCATATTTTCTGCAATAAATCCTTTACCTTCTGAAGCTTTTCCTGCGAAAGTTTATATTTATAAAGAATATGCGGCAAAGAAGGAAAAGATATCATTATGGGCATCTAACTTGAAAGTAATGGCTCATGGTGAAGATTTAAGGGACGTAGTATTAGATCCATCAGCATTTGGCATAAGAGGTGATGAAAAGACTATTGCAGAACAATTTGCTGATTCTTTCGGACGTGAGGCACGAAGAGCTGATAATGATCGTATAGGTGGAAAGTTATTAGTTCAAGAATATTTACGTTGGAAATATAATGAGAAGAGGCAATTGCCAACAGGAAGGTATGATCACGACGTAGCACTAAGAATTAGAAGGACTCACGGTGAGGAAGGTCTAAGAGAATATGAAAGAACCTTTCTTTTAGATGAAGATGAAGGATTTCTGCCTAAGTTACAAATCTTTGATACTTGTAAAGAGCTTATTAATTGTTTACCTCTTTGCATTTATGATAAGAATAAAGTTGAAGACGTAGAAGAATTTGATGGTGATGATCCGTATGATAACTTGCGTTACAATTTAAAAGCATGTCAGAATCTTCTAGTAACAGGCACTTCTTCAGCATTGCAAGAGGAGCAACGTGTTCAAGTATTGAACGCCTTGGCCAAGACTCAAAACATGACGGCTTTTTATATGAATATGAATAATCTAGAATCTAAAGAACGTAGGTCTAATCAACCTATATCACGGAGGCGTTATGGATCACGAAGACGTGTTGCATAATCATGTTATCTTTGATAAAATTAAAGCAAATGAATTGTTAAAAAGGAGATATAATTCTTCTCAGGAAACTTCTATTAATGCTTCAATAGCCGCACAGAGAAACAATACAAATTCTAACGAAGCAAATTGGGAATTTATTGCACAGGAAAGATTACAAATGATGGAGCAGCTTCGTGATGAAATGCACAATTGGCAAGAGACTTATGAAAAAGAAAGAGTTAGATGTGAATTATTAACTAAAATGTTAACTCGTAGTCTTTCAGAAGTAACTGTAGTTGGAAAAGAATATGATGCACCAACTGAAATTAAACATACAGTCAATCCAGTTACTGCAGTAAGAAAAGGAAATTTCTTTAAGCAACGAAGGAATTTAGAAAGAATGTATTCAGCACACGATGCTGGAGTAAATTTAAAAGAAAAGGAAAATAACGAAAATGCCAGCAGTTAAAGGTCCATCAATTCCAAACGGTTTCACAGGTCCCTGGGCAATGTCCTTGGAACAGTTGAAAACATTTGGTCCTCAGACGTCACCTCCGATTAACATTCCTCCTAACTTCTGGACAGGTCCAGGACAGGGTAAAGCAGAATTTTATCCTTATATGTCCACGACTCAAGGTCAGACGGACGGGCAGGGAAACTTCATCACCTTTGAATCTTATGTAGAAAACTTCGCAGGAACAGGTGGAGGATTTCTCGGTGATCCAACGAAAGCTTCTGCATTTTCTCCTGTATCTTTCGTTCCTAAAGGACAGACAGGTGAAACTGTCTTCTATCCTAACGTTCTTGCTGCAGATAATGCTGCTTGGGATACTAATCCCGAGTTTAAGGTAGCATCTGCTCCTGTTGCAACTGTTACTCCTGCTAATTCTATTGCACTAGCAAACGAAGCTATTGCATTGATTAAGAGGGCAGTTCCTGGTTCTGCTTAGTCTTATGCGTTTGTTTTTAATTTTCGCGTCCTTGGTGGTGATTAGTGTAAAGGCACAGTCACCACCTTGTACTAGTACTAATCCGTGTATAGTAATTTATACTGGACAGTTACCTACAGGTGCATCTGCTTCAGGTACACAGTATATTGGCCTAGCACATCTAGGATCCAATATTGTATTTGTTCCAGCAGCCGCACCAGTAACAGTAGGCAGTTTATCTTGTTCTGCATTTACATTTAATATTCCACAAGTTTTTGTTAATCAAACTGGAAATTCTATAACTACAAATTTAGTTGCACAAGGAATGTATCATGTTGCTAGAAATGGAATTATTCAAAGTCTAACTGTTGACTATACAGTTAATGGACAAATTATAACTTTTGTAACTCCTTTAAATAATGATATAATTCAAGTATGGTAAATAATTTTAAATCACGTCAAGAGCGTAGAATGGAAAGAGCACTTGATGAGAAATTTAAAAAAGTTCATTTTAATCTTAGATTTAGACGAAAACCTGAGGAAAAATCTTTAATTCCATCAACATGGCCAGCTTTAGAAGAACATATGAGACTTTTTATTATACCTGGATTTTGTTTGAGAAAAGATTTAAAAGGATATAAATCAGAAAATGTTAGACCTAAAATTCACTAAACTACCATCATCAAGACATTACCTTCTAGGAGCATGTATGATGCACGTTGAAGGTGCATATTCTACAGTATCACGTTCATTTTTACATTGCAATCCTGGAAATATAATGGACGACGAGCATCAGGAAAGAACTTATCCAACACATTTAGCAGGATATGAAGCATTAGTAACTGATATTTGTGCAAATATAGGATCTGAAATTGGAAAATTCATTGCAAAGTATGCTCCACCAGTTGAGAATAATACTTCATTTTATCTTCAAGAAGTATGTGAATTAACAGGATTTGCAGCAACAGATTTAATCTAGGAGACATTATGTTCAAGAAACCGTCAGTACACATGCCAATGAATTTAGAATCCGCTGGAATGCCCAAAGGTATTAAGAGTCCTTCTGTGTCAAATTCTAATAAGAAACAGAAATTCAATAATGCGTTCAAGAAAAAGAAATCTGGCAGTGGTAACATGATGAGAAATTTAGTTAAGAGTTTCTAGGTTAAATGGCAAAGAAACAAAAAGTAGACGAAGAATTACAAAAGTCTCTTAAGGATATAGTAGTCCTGTGTGAGAAAGAGGATGAGCATCTTCGTCGTGCTCAGGTTAAAACTTGGAAGAAGAATGAAGAATTCTGGCATGGAGTACAGTATCTTTTCTGGAATGAAAGAGATCAAACGTGGATTTCTCCTGTATCTGGTGCGGCTCCCAATTTAGGATATAGTGAAGAGGAACAAGCGGAAATTGGACCATTTTATGATTTTGTAATTGACATTTTTTCAGGCCACGGACAGTCAGTTATCTCAGCACTAAGTTCTCAATTACCTGCAATTAAATTTATTCCTGATAATGCTGACGATGATGAAGATATTGATACTGCTAAGACTTATGATAAAATTGCAGAACTTGTAGCTCGCCATAATAATGCAAAACTAAAATTTATTCAGACTCTTTTCTTCTGCTGGATCAATGGGTTAGTTGCTGGTTATCGTTACGTTGATACAGATAAGAAATATGGAGTTTATAAAGTTCCAGTATTTGAAAATCAAAAAGTTCCTGGTGCTTTAACTTGTCCGAATTGTGGTGCGGAATTAGATGAAGGAGGTGATCCTAGTGTAACAGACGCTATGGTCAGCATGGGTGATCCTGAATCGTTAACTCCTCCCAAAGATAAATTTCCCAAAGATAAATTTCCCAAAGAATCTCCCGCACCACAAAATTTAGAAGGAGAAGAAGATGATTCAGAAAAAATTGAAGGGGCTGAAGGAACACAGGAAGACGGAGAGGATAAGATTGGGGAAGGAAAGAATTTACCAGATGACGAAGTTACCGAACCTGAAACAGGAACAACAACCTGTCCACAATGCGGTGAAAATGTAACACCGGAGCAAGGTGAAGAACAGGAGGTCCCTGTTTATGTAAGAGACGAAGATAAACCTAAGTCTAGAGCTAAATATGAAATTTATGGTCCACTTTTTGTCAAAGTTCCACTTTATGCTTTTGATCAGGAAGGTTGTGGTTACGTAGGACTTTATCTTGATAAACCTAAGGATGAGTTAGTAGCAGCATTATGTTATGAAGATGATAAGTTAGATGAGGAACTTGCAAAGAAAATTGAATCTGAGTACATGATTAACGATGATCGTTTTGCAAGAAATGAATATCAATATCCTACTGGTCAAGAGCAAGAAAATGTAACTATGTCGACGTTGATCCAGTATTGGCTTAGACCGTCAAAGTTTAATTTAGAAAAAGATTTCAAGAAACGAGCAAAGCTTCTTAAGGAATTTCCAAAAGGAGCTAAAGTAGTTTTAGTCGGAAGAACTAAAGTATTCATTTCAGCGAAAGGAGAGGAATTAGATAAGCGTTGGACAATAGGAAAATCTGGATTAAGTACTTACATTCACTCTGATCCTTGGTGCCGTCCATTAGTGCCAATTCAGGAGATGAGAAATCAGTTAGATAATCTTATTATGGATACTATTGAACATGGTATTCCTTCAACGTTTGCGGATAGTGAAGTCCTAGACTTTGATGCCTATGGTAAATTTCAAGCATCTCCAGGTTTAATGTTTAAGGCTAAAGCTAGACCTGGAAAGACTTTATCTGAGGGATTTTATACGGAGCAAAAGGCATCTGTTCCACGTGAAGTTGGTACTTATCGGACAATGTTAGATAAGGATGCACAATTCACTGTTGGTTCTTTTCCTTCTCTTTACGGTGGGCCTTCAGAAGGGAAGTCAAGAACATTAGGAGAATATCAGCAGAGTAGACAACAAGCATTACAAAGATTAACACTTTCATGGATCTACGTTGCAGATTTCTACCGAAGGAACATGGATGAGTTATGTCGAATGTATGCTGAAATGATGATTGAGGATGAACATTTTACAAAGATAGACAATAATAATTACATAAGTGTTTGGATTAGAAAATCTAAAATGCAGGGTAAGATTGGTGGAATTGAAAGTGAAGCATCTGATGCATTTCCAATGACGTTGCAGCAGAAGCAAGTATTTTTAACTAAATTCATAGAATTAAATAATCCTCAGATTAATGCTGCATTATATTCACCTGAGAATAGAAAGACTGTACAAAATATCTTCATGATGAACGAATTGAAGATGCCAGGTGCTAATCAAATTTACAAACAAGTTTGTGAAATTAATGAAATGTTAAAAGGTCAGGGTCCTGTTGCACCTGGAATATCATCTGTACAAATTGAACCTGCTGTTGACGATGATGCGATTCATATTGCTTCTTGCAAAGATTTCTTGGTAGATGATATAGGATTAGATATTAAGAAACAGAATCCTTTAGTCTACGCTGACATTGTTGCACATTTAATGATGCATCAGAAGAATTTGCAGCTTAAGACCATGACTCAATTTGAAGGTGCACCACCTGGAGAAAGTCCTAACAGTTCTGAGACTAGCACGGGAGGAGGTGATGAATCATGAAGACTAATGTTGAAAAAGCTGTGGAAGAAATTACGGAAAAGATGTGGGAAATTCAAGAGAAATATGACTTGCGTTTTGCTGAACTAAATCGTTCTGGACTTAAAGCATTAGAAAATATTGCTGAAGTTCAACGTGAGGTTCAGCATGAACTAACAGCTTAGTTAATAGGGTGCCTTGTTACGGCAGGGCACCTAAGGAAATAATATGACAAAATCTATAGTTCTAACAGCAGCAGATACTGATGCTCATAACCTTTATGCACTAATTCTAGCTGCACTAGGTGTTACTCAACTTCCACAGAGAGTAGACTTAGGTGCTGTATTCTTTCCTGATTTTGTTGAGAGTGTGACTTTTCTACTTCCAACAAATCAAGCAGGAAATACGAGTCATACTTTAAGTTTACAGGATCAAAATGGAAATGAAATATTATCTATTATAGTTGGAATACCTTATACTATTGAAGGAATAAGAAATTCAATTTCTCTTCAAGCATTCAAAGTGCAGGCATCTGCCGAAGGAGTAGTACTAAATGTCTCGATTGTTCAGAATTAATGCAGCTGCATTGATGTTTTTGTTGTTTTGCAGTTGCATGATGGCACAATCTTCACCACCAGTAATATCCTGTACTGGATCTAACTGGAGTGGAACACATTGGCAGACTTGCGTCGTGGAAAGTACTAATATTCCATATTTCTGTTCTGTTAATCCTTCTTGTAACAATTCAACACAATGGATTGGTTTTAGTAATGGTGGAGGAACAGGATCTGTTACTTCTGTTACTTGTGGAACTTTTGGTGCATCGTGGTTATCCTGTTCTTTTGGATCAAGTACGACTGTAACACCTATATTAGCTTTAAGTGCAACTGCTGCACAGACTTCTCATAAGGTAATTGGAACTTGTGGTTCTGGTACGACTTTTGCACCATGTTCATTAGTTTTAGCAGATCTT